GACGGTCGCCGAGTGGAAAGCCACGCGACGCCTTCGTCAGCTTGCCGAGAATTTTGTTTCCGACATCGCATCAAAAGGATGATGACAAATGGCCGATCCCCTATCTATGACGGCGGCGGTTGATCTGATACGTGCCGCAGCGCAAGACACCCCACCGACCGAACAGCCCGAGATTGAAGCGGCAGAGCAACCGGACGAAACGCCGCCGGATACAGTCGAAGAGGGCGAGTTGGAAATTGATTTTTCAGCGGATGATGCCCAAGAGGCTGAGACTGAAACCGAGGCACCCGAAGCCGAAGAAACCGAAGACGACGACCTAGTTGAGCTGCCCGAAACGATGCAGCGCGGCGAAGATGGCGAGTGGTATATTGAGACCAACGTCTTTGGTGAGCGGTCTTTGGAGCGTCTTGACAGCGTCATTGCCAGGGCGCAAAAAGACAAGGCAGCGGATCAGCGCCTAGTTGACGCCAAAGAACAGGCACGACAAGCGTATGACGCCCAACGACAAGCGACAGCGCAATTGCAGGCCTACGGCGAGAACGTCGCGGCCTTGCAAAACGAGCTTCTCGCTCTGCAACAGGCAAGCCAGCTCACACCCGAGCAAGAGTCGGCCTTACAGAGCGAAAACCCAAACGCGCTGCTCGAACTCAAAAAGATGCAAGAGGCCAGATTTGCCCGCCTCTCGGATCTAAGCCAGCAACAGGCGCAAGCAAAGCAAGCCATGGTCGAGCAGAACACTCGGCTGGCATATGAGCTTCTTCCTGAGTGGCGAGACCCCGAAGTGTTAGCCCGCGAGCGCGATGGCATTGTCACCGTCGCCAAGTCAGCTGGGTTCTCCGATCAAGAGGTCTACAACGAAATTGTCGACGCCCGCTACTTGCCGGTTTTCCGCAAGGCGTGGCTGTACGACCAGCAAATGACCAAACAGCAGTCGGCCAAAACCAAGGCCCGCAAAGCTCCCAGACTCGTAAAGAAAAAACCGCCCGTTTCGCCTCCAAGCGAAGGTCAGCAAAAGCGCAAGGCCGCTTATGACCGCTTGGGCAAATCGGGCAAAGTCACAGACGCGGTTGAGGCGCTTCTCGCTCGCCGCACTTAAAAAAGGACTAGCCCAATGGCTACCAACGTAACCGCAGAATACAAGACCGCGAACGTCGTCGGCGAACGCGAAGACCTGTCCGACATCATTGCCCGCATTGACCCGTCTGAGGTGCCTTTGCACAGCGCAGTTAAGAAAGGCACTCGCAACGCGATCAGCTTTGATTGGCAAGTGCAGGAGCTGGCGGCTGCTGGCGCAAATGCGCAAACCGAAGGCGGCACGATCACTTCCTACGACCAGACCACCACTGACCGGTTCCAAAACCACATGCAGATTTCGCGCAAAGCGTTTGCTGTATCTGGCACCTTGGATGCGATCAGCACCGCAGGCCGCGCGCGTGAAAGCGCGTATCAGTCCGTTTTGAAGGGTCTGGAAATTCGTCGCGATGTCGAATTCACCATGCTCCACGATCAGGTCAAGTCGCTTTCCGATCCGCGCAAGGCTGGCACTCTGTCGTCTTGGATCACCAACGTCGTAAACGCTGCTGACTTTAACTCTGGCACCCACAACGGCGACGGCTCCACTCTTCCTGGCGCAGCAACTGACTCCGGTTCTGACGGCATCGCTGACGCGTTCGCGGCGGCAACTGCCGAGGCTCTTTCTGTCGCTAAGATTGACACCGCGATGCAAGCGGCGTTTGAGGCGGGCGGCAAGCCAACCATGATCCTGCTTTCGCCAGCGCAAAAGAAAAAGTTCTCCGACGCGACCGAAGGCGCTTCCGGCACTGTTTCCAACCAGATCAACTACACCGCACCGCAGGAAGTCACCAGCGTCGGCGCTGTCAGCGTCTATCTGTCCGACTTCGGTGGTATCGAGGCGACTGTGGATCGGTTCATGCCATCCGACCGTGCGTATCTGATTGATCCGGAGCATGTCGAATTTGTCACTCTGCCGGGTCGTAACTTTGCGACCACCGACCTTGCAAAAGACGGCGACCGCGAGCGTGGGTTCATCACCTGCGAGTGGTCGATGGAGTTCAAAGCTCCTCGTGCGCACGCGGCACTCTACAGCCTGTCGGCTTAATTGCAGTCGGGGGGTCTTCGGATCCCCCTTCCCCTTTTGGGAGACACGTTATGGCCGGAAAAATCATCTCTCAGACTACCGACAAAAAAACGGTACTCGACGTTAACGATTTTGGCGCAATCGAGGGCGTTTACTCGATCCAGCGCGCTGATCCAATTCTTAACAAGAACAAGGCGCAGCGCAACGCCAATGGCAAAGGCGCACGGACCGGCAGCACGCAGGAACATTGGCGCAAAGTCGCCGACATCCCCGAGGTGCTCTACTACGACCTGGTTGCAAGATTCGGCAAGCCCACGCGCGACAACTGGGCCGACTGGTCAAAGTGGTTGAACGATTATGACAACCGATTTTTCCGAACGACTGAAGGCAAGGTCTGATGAAAAACTACACCGAGCTTCAGGCTTTCGTTGCAGACTTCCTTGCGCGGGACGACCTGAGTACGCAGATCACCACGTTTGTCAGTCTCGCCGAACAGCGCATGAGCCGGGAGCTTAACATTGCGCTTTTGGAGCGGGTCGCGCGGGCCGACGTTACCGCGACGCAGCAATTTGTTGCGCTGCCGACTGACCTGCGAAGCATCCGCGAGGTCGCCGTGATTGATGGCAGCGAGCGCACGTCGCTGCGCTATCTGACGCCCGCCCAGCTTGATGAGCGCAAGCGAAACACGACGACGGCCGATCTGGAATTCTTCTCAATCACCGCGAATGATTTGGAGCTGCTGGGCATCCCGACCAAGGCTCTCACGCTCGAAATTATCTATAACGAGGGGGTTGCGTCTTTGGGCAGCGACACGCCGACAAGCACTGTTTTGACACGGCACGGCGACGCCTATCTGCACGGGACGTTGCACCAAGCTTTTTCGTTCCTGCAAGACGAGCAGCGAGCGCAGTATCATGACGCGTTGTTTACGCGCGCAATGGCCGAAGTCGTTAAAGACAGCAACGCGCAGCGGTTTGGAACGGCGGACCTGCAAGTGCGGAGGGCGTATGATGGCCTTAATTAACACCACGCAGACAATCCCGCTCGACAGCTTTCCGTCGACGCCGCTGGACCATTTCCCAGATTCTTTGCAACGCGTGCGGCTGGCCGACATTGGCCTAGACGGCATCACCGACCCAATGGTCACTAGCGTCCAGGCGTCGCCCTTTGCTGAGCAAGACCGATCCACCAACCCTTGGGCTGTGGTCAAATGATTGATTTCGGCGACTGGATGCCTGACCAGCCAAGCATGAACGCGGGCGTATCCCGTTTAGAAAATGGCGCGCCTGCCGCCCGTGGGTTCCGCTCGGTCGTAGAGCGCCGTTTCAGTGCCGACGCGGACCGTCTTTTCTCGGCCTACACATTCAACGGATTCAATGTCCCTGGCGGCACCGTCAGCATGGACCGCATTCGCGGGTTGATCTCTACGGTCGCGGTCAGCTCCGGCACGCTTTCGAGCAACATTTTCGTCGGCACTGAAACGGCGCTCTACAAGCTTGACGTTACAAGTAACCGATTTGCGCCGTGGAACTACGACGCCGCGACAGCCCCGGCGCAGCAGGACCCGACATACTCCGGCGTGAAACAGTGGCAGTTTGCTGAGTTTGCGACGACTGGTGGCGCTCGCTACGTATACGCCGCCGGGGGGCCTGGGCAAATCTTGCAGCGGTTCCCGAGCAACGGCAGCGCTGCGCCGACTGACGTTTCCGGCGCTCCGAACGCAACGCATGTCGCGGCAATCTCGCGTTTCTTGGTCTGCGGAAATACCAGCGGATCCGAGGCGCAAATTGTTTGGTCTGAAATCGACGCTGCTGAGAATTGGGGGTCATCCAACCAAGCAGGCAACCAGGTCTTGGCCGACACCGACGAGGTGACTGGCATCGTTGGGGGTGAAAGTGGTCTTATCCTGACGCGCAAGGGCTTATACAGGATGAATTACGTCGGGCCGCCGTTGGTCTTTACGTTTGAGCGCGTCGCCAACCGTGGCTGTGACTTCGCTGGGTCTGTCGCGAGCTTGTCGTCTGATCAGGTCTTTTTTCTAAGCGAGGACGGTTTCCAATTTTACAACGCCGGACGCGTGCAAAACATCAGCTCCGAGCGCATCACGCGCTTTTTCTTTAGCGACTTTGACCGCTCCCGTTCTGCTGACCTTTCGTGCGTCTCGGACCCGACTTCGGACCAGATCATTTGGTCTTACGCGAGCAAGACGGCCAGCGGCACAAACGACACCCTGCTGTTTTACAACTACGTTTTGGACAAGTGGGGCATCGCCCGCACACCGCATGATTTTGTTGGGTTCTCGCGCCAAGTGGGCAAAACGCTTGAGCAGCTTGACGACCCGAACACGACGGTCACGTTTGCCGGGTCGGTATCCGCGCAGTCTGCGCTTAACCTCGCCCAGAATGGCGCGAGCAACCTGACAAGTCTCGACGACATGACGGTTAGCCTTGATAGCGCGCGCTTTGCCGGTGGGTCGTCGTTCTTGACCTTGGCTGTGACGCGCGGCGGCGCTTGTACGCTTAAC